GCCTGAACGCCGCTGGGCAGGCCATGCGGATGGCGATTGCGGAGATCACGATGGACGTGGACATGAGCGGGACCGAAAGCCGTTATGGAACCAGCAGCAACCGCACGTTCCGCGCCGGCGGGAGACTTCCGGAACGGGTTCTCTCCATGCTGGAGCGCAATCAGGCATATTTGCTGAACGCAACCGATGAGTTTTATAAGGGACTCGCCAGCGGGACCGCGCGCCGCACACAGGCGCTGGTAGATTCCGGAAAGATCAGGACGGACAACCCCGGCTATGCCCAGGAGCAGGCTCAGAACCTGGCCCGCTACCGGACGTTCCAGGACAACAGCGCTCTTTCTATTGCCATTCAGGACATTCACGATGTTTTGAATATGATTGCAGGCGTGGGCGACAGCGGGCGGAGCGTCCGCGGAAAGACCGTCCACAGCTTTGGCCTGGGCGATATTGTGGCGCCGTTTACCCGCGTGGCCGGAAACCTCGCCTCCCGGGGGCTTGAATACTCCCCGGTGAACGCCGTGCGCGGGACCGTGGAGATCGCAAGGAATGTGGCGCAAGCGGTACAGAAGAAAACGGTGGACCCGGCGGCGCAGGCGCGGGCCGTTTCCGACACGGCGCGGGGGCTGACCGGGACCGCAATCGCTTACGGCTTCATGCTTCTTGCCAGGGCCGGACTTCTCCGGCAGGCGGACGATGAAAACGACCCCGATGTGGCGGCGCTGAACTCCAGCGAGGGAATCACCGGGACGCAGCTCAATCTCTCCGCGGCGGAGCGGTGGATTCATGATGGGAGTCCGGTATGGCAGGATGGGGACACCCTGATCGACCTGTCCTCCGTCCAGCCGCTGAATCTTCTGATGAATCTTGGAACGGAGATGGCAAAGGATTACCAAAACCCCATCGTGACGGCGTTCAACGCTACCAGCGAGGCCTTCATGGACTCCACCGCGGAGCTCCCCGTCATGCAGTTCCTCGGGAACGCGGCGACTGATATTATCCGGTACGGCGAGGACCCGCGGGAGGTGCTTTTGCAAGAGGGAGCTAACACCGTCGCGGCCTCTGTAATTCCGAACATCCTGCGGACAACAGCGCGGGGCCTGGATGACCGGCCCAGGAATACCTATACCGGAGACACACTGTTGGAAAATGTACGTGATACCGTGCAGAACAGCATCCCCGTGCTGCGGGAAGAGCTCCCCGGCTCCGTGAATCCTATGGGGGATGAGAAGACCTATCAGATTGAAAATGATACGGCCCGCCTGCTCAATACGCTGTTGAACCCCATCGGCGTCAACACCTACACGCAAAGCGCGGTATCACGGGAGATGGAGACCTTGCGGGGACGAACCGGAGATACTTCCTTCTATCTCAGCAAGAGCGCCCCGTCGAAGGTCTCCTACACGGACAGTAACGGGAAGCAGCACAGCAAGTCCCTGACCTATGAGGAGCGGCAGGACTATCTCCGGGAACGCGGAGCTGTGGCGCTCACCACATTTTCGTCCATGATGGGCAGCCGTGCTTACCGTGGGGCAAGCGACGAGGAAAAGGCGACGCTTCTGAATCTGTGCGGCGACTACGCCAGCCAGCGGGCGAAGAAGGCGATCCTCGGGGACGACAGTGTGCCGGCGTGGGTCGGCCACGCGGAGAACGCACAGAGAGAATTGGGCGTTTCTCCCGCGGAATACTTGGCGCTTTACCGCCAGTATGGGTCTGAGATCATGAGCGGAAAGGCCTATGAGAAAACCATACAGGCGGTTCAGGCCGGGTTAACGGTGGGGCAATATGCCAGCATGAAAGCCGGACTTGATAGTGACGGAAACAACAGCGTTTCCCAAACAGAGGCGCAGGCCTATCTTGACAGGCAGGATTTCACACGGGAACAAAAGGCGGACCTCTGGACGATCATCAACAAAAGCTGGAAGCGGAATCCCTATGCATGAGAACGCCCCGCCGGTTGGCGGGGCTTCTCTTTTTCTTCGCTAGTACTTTTCGCGGTCCAAAATGCCGCGCAGGATCGGAATCACGTTCTCATAATAACGAAACGATGGGACCTCCTTGTTGCTCCATTTCGCCTTATCCTTGAACCACTGTCCGTACTCATCGTTTTTTAATTCGTTCTGGTTTGCAAGTGTCCCGACCTTATTGGAACTGATTCCAAGAATCTTCCCAATCTCTTCGGCACTATATGTTTTCGCTTCTAGCTGTGGGAGAGGCAGCAAGTATTCCCCCGTCAGTTCCTTTGTGGCGTGAGCGTTCAGCACCTGTTCGTATGTAGTTCCATGGTACTGCTTTGCAAGCTGTGTCAAAATGCGGGCGGATTGAACACGGGCATTTCTGCGACGAGTCTCAGCCATCATCTGCTGATACTCCGTCATGGGCTTTGCTGTGTAGTGTCCGGTCTTGCGGATGCTTGGTAATACCTCACTCGTCACCCAGCGCTTGAACTTTTTTGCTCCCGGCAGCTTGCTGGACAGGACGAGGGAGTATAGGCCGCTTTCATTGATGATGTACATTTCCCGGTTCTGACCTGAGTCGGCGAAACGCCGGGTCAGCTTATCCTCTGGGTCAACGTGCTTTTTTAGTGCGTCGGACGTGTCGCTGTACCCCAGCGCAAGGGCAACGTCTTTACCCACCAGCCAGGGTTCTCCAGCCACTTCCACTGTGCGGATTTCTCCAAACTCGGGGTTATTGAAAATTTTCAACTCTGTCATTGTGACGCCTCCTTTGTGCTTTCGTGTTTTATCCCCGGGAACTCATTCAAGGGCTATCCCTCCTCACCTTTGGCGTATAAATTCGATTCTCGGTGTTCTTCTCAGCTTTCCGCACATCTCCCAGCAACCGCTCAAGGCTTTTGATCGTTGAGCGATTTGCGTCTATCCAGTCAAGAACCGGAGCCGTCTCACTCATAGTGTCCTTTGCAGCCCGTCTTTTCTGACGGACTCCTCTCAGCTCCTTTGATAGACGAGCAAAGTCGTGATAGTCATGATCTTGAAGCTCCAAGCTATGTAGGATGTCCTGTGTCTCGTCATTTGCTTCCTGCTCGTCCAATTCTGCCATGTGGTAACGTTTCTCGGTTTCTCGTAGATAGGAGAGGAAGGCTTCTATTCCTTGACTGGTCAATCGCTATCCCTCCTCATGCTTGTCTCTGTTCTTGCTTGCAAGGGCATTCGCAATTGCGCATACTATTTCGTCGATGACGAGCAGAGCAAAAGTCAGCAAGAAAAAGGTCATCCACGGATGGGCAAGACACCATTCGGTCATGTGGCTATCCCTCCCACAATTCTAGCGCCCGCTTCAGACTCTAAGATGGTATGTAAATCCTCGATGCTGCAGTAGCCTTCCGCGATGCTGTCCGCCAAGTTTCCAACCTCTTTCCAGACCTTTTGCAGAGCTTCCAGATCAAAGCCCTCCTTATCGCGCAGGGCCATCAAAAATAGAGCGCTTGCGAATTTGATGCCATCATCCCGCCCACGAAGCTCAGCCCGTTTTACATCTGCCTTTGACGCCGGCTGTCTGCGGGGGTTGACTTTTTTACTCATGCTGCTGATTCTCCTTTGGTGGTTCGGGGAGGGGCATCCATGCAACAACCTCAATCCAAGGTCGGCCTGTATTGTCAAGTAAATACCAATGGTCCCCTGTGTAATGTGTCAATTCAAAATGTTCCGCTTTTTGAGATGTATTCCGCCAGTATACCAACACTTCTTGCCCCACTTCCGGCAACCGCTCCCTGACGCTAATCCAATCGCTCATGCTGTCCGTCACCTCTCTAACACATTGATTATCTCAACTGCCGTGTCATAGTCGATACGGAATCTATTATAATATAGTTCGGAAATCAGGTTCCGCGCCTTGTAGATGGTGTCTCGCCGCTTCTTCTCAGCAGCATCTTCCGCTTCTTGAAGCTCTGCCTCGATAAGCAATTCTGCCGTTGGCGGGCTAATCTCTCCAGGTGTTTTCCCATAGCCGCCTACTCTTCCAGACCAGCTCCATGGAGATTCTTTAAAACTGCCCCGATTGGTCCTGACAATACCAGATGGAGTGACTTTTTCTACTTTGGCAGTTTGAATCCTTCCCGCAACCCCAAACCCGCTGTATATCACGATATCTCCCGGCTTTAACGATTTCACCCATGCCAGTGATTCTTCTTTTGTCATTGCCCGCCCTCCCCGTCGTGGATGGAGCCGCAGTGAATGAGCTTCGGCCAGTTTACAGGTTGTGCCTCATCCTCCAGCGTCCAGTCGTTGCACAGTCCATCTTTGTCTGTCAACACATAGCGCCCTTCGCTCTCCCAATAGGTCACGATACCGAGAATACAAATACACTCGTTACCGTCCTCGTCCTCTCCCCATTCGCCCAGCATATCACCCGTAAATATCTTGTGGGATTCAAAGCCTGTGCAGCACTCTTCTCGTGTATCAACGTTTATGTACTGGCAGACCGTGGAGGGGTCAACCTCAACTCCATAGAACGCAGAGGCATATTCCGGAATAATGTAGTGCTTTTCTTGACCGGCTGGCCCAATACAGCAGTAGAATCCATCTACCCACTCTCCATTATCCAGCCGCTTGGCTTTGAAAAGGATTTCTCTATTCATCTTTGCTTTCCTCCTCCATCTCCAGGGCAAACAATACCCGTGTGGCAGCGTGCGCCAGATGGTCATTTGAGGTGTCACCTGCCAGCCACGCCAGAAGATGCGTGATCGCCCGCCCAACATGCTCCTTTGCCGGAATGAGTTTATAGTTCTCCTCACTGTAACCATGCACCGTCTCGGATTCCCAGCGCACATGTGATACCGCCAAGAGGGCACGGGGCGGGAGCCATTCAGAACGATAGGGCCTGTGGTGTTGCTGCCCACCTTCCTCGTTGGTAGAGATCATCCCATTCTTTGAGAGAGTCCCGGTGTCTGCTTTGGCCTGCTGGTCATCTTCATGGACCCATGCACTGGTAATGATGACTTCGTTCATTGGGCACCTCCGATGATCTCGTCAAGGGTGTATGGTTTTCCCGGATTGATGGACGGAAACGCATGGTCTTCAATCTTAAGAGATTGGCAAAAAATTTCGTCATCTCCAGTATTAAAATTCCTCAATACTGTAAATCCGTTTTCATCTCTTTCTATGCTTTTCCAATCTGCGCCTAAGATTCTCTTAATTGCCTTTGCATCCTCCACCTCCTGTTCCGTCCAGCGGGACGGTTCAGACAGGTCCCAATATTTAGGGCTTGCGGATTCTCCTTTTTTTCCGAGGTATTTGTCGCAGAATTTTTTGATTTTGCACGCGCTGCACCGTTCAGAAGTGTTTCTCTGTTTTTTGCAATATTCCTGCACCTCAGAAAACGTCCAGTCCTTCAACGGCTTGTCCATGTTGGCCTCCTCCAAATGAATGTCAAACTCTTTTCCGCAAACAGGGCATTCCATTATGCAAGCTTCCTCCAACTGTCCGGGATTTCCAGATGGTTCATCATCCTCCACCACCTTGAACCCCATCAGGCGGGCGGCTTCGTGGGGGTTGGCTCTTGCGTATTCATGGCATGGCCTCTTTGTCCCTTTGTATTGCTGCACGGGTTCCCGAAGCTCGCAATAGTCGCAATCTTTTTTGCTATCGCAAAACTGCTCTAATGCCTGTTCAATGGTAAGTGCGACTTCCCCCGTCTTACTCCGAAACTTCATGGGCGGCCTCCCTTCGCTGGCCCTCACTACAAAACTTAATCCGCAAACTGGTGCGCATGAATGGGGCATAATAAGCTGGGCAAGCGGTTGTATTCTTGTACACGCACTCCCGGCACCTGACCACAGGCACGGCGGAGATGGTGGGGGCAGTATTGATAAGTACTTCGGCTAACACTTTCACCGCTTTACTTGCAGTACTTCTTTTTACTCGCTGACAAAGTGCATCTAAATCACCTAGCCTCATGCTCGTCCTCCTTCATCAAAGCGCCGCAGTTGGGGCAGTACTTTTTCTTAATGCGCCCATTACTTCTGCCACACAAAGAACACGAATATACTTTATACTCAATCAGACGGTTCCTTTTACTTATGCTTTCGCATATTTCTGGAATCCATCTCCCATGCCTCACCTCCGCAACGTTGGCGGCGGGGAGGTCTGACAGCATGGCCTCAATCTCGTTGCTGTTGTAGTGACCGCATTTCAAGACAACAGTGCAACCGTCGCTCCCGTCGTTCTCTGGGTCTACCGGCCAAAACAGGTTTATTGCGTCCTCCCGCTCAATGTACTCAGCCATTCTTCATCCCCTCCAGTGCGGCCTCGGCTTCGGCACAGGTAAACTGCGTTTTGCAGTTGAAACAAAAATAAAATTGCTTGTCCAATCTTGGAGTAAGCCTATATGCTCCACATTTAGGGCATTGATAGGTTTTCTCCTCAATGTGCACACGCCCCTCCCTGTCCGCCTGAACCAGTTCGCGGAGGCGGTCGAGGTCGTACTCATCGCCCAAAACATCCTCTATTTTTTTAAGCCGCGAAAAAGCATCTCTGCTAAGCAAAACTCCGCGCTCAGTCAATCTCTCCATTCTCACCCCTCCCGGTCAGCCTCTACCAGCTTCCGTAGCCGTTCCAAGTCGTACTCCTCGCCCAGGATGTCTTCGATAGCGGCGAGGCGGTTACATGCTTGCCAATGTGCAGGCAGGATTTCGGTAAAGCGCTTTATGCGCCAATTTCCGTGCGCATCACGTTCTGTCAACCGTTCCATGTCAGTCCTCCTTCTGGCTCTCCCATTCCGAAATATGCTCTCTGGCCCAGTCATTGTCAGTTCCCCGGTCAAGGTCATCCTCAATTTTGTAGATACAGTCCACCGCCGCATCCCGCTCTTTCCGCAGGCGGTCGTTTTCGGCCAGCAGGGCGGTGAGGGCGTCGGCAGCGTCAGTGACAAGTTTTTCTCCTGTAGGCACAGAACACCACAGCCCGTCTTTTTGTTTTAATTGCTCAATCAGCTTTTCGTAGTCCATCAGGGTTCTCCTCTCCCTCCGGCGGGCGGCTGATCCGCTCAAACTTAATGACCCATACCCAGGGATTTGCCTCCCAGCCGTAAGCAGGGAGGTCCGAAGGCTTGATGGTGCGGTCCCACGCAATCCTAAACCAGGATGGGCCACTCGGTAGAGGCTCTCCAGTCATCGCACTGTACGTCCATTCCTTGCACCCTTCGGCGTCTATCTGCTCCGGGGTTATATCCTTCAGGCGTTCCACCCACACTGCTACCACCCGTAGGAACAGCCGGGCGGCCTCTTTCGGCATGTGAATGGAGGGGTGCCAGGTCCCACGCCAAGCATCAGGGCACTCCACGGACACTTTGTAGATATAGCTCCCGCCTGGCACAGACGTCCACGTCTCCCGCACCCACAGAATGTCACCGGCCTGGTATGGTGCTTTCGCCGCTGGGATGTTATTACTTCCGTACAATACGCCCCCGTCCGGGACATACCCCGACCATTTTGGGTTTCGCCCTCTCCCAAATTTTACCGGCCGCCGGGTTACGGTTTTCCGGCCATCCAGAATAGCCCGTACCATTTCGGTATTGAATAAAATCGGCTTCATACTTCTCCCTCCAGCGGGCGGCGGTAGGCAAGCCAATTTTCACCATATTTGTAATCCTCAATATGCTTTGCATAAAACGGATCAAGGATATTCCAATGTGGCGGAGGACTTTCTTCCCGCAGCCCAACGTGCCAATACGGTTGTCCTCCCATCTCCCGCAGTTCTTCCAGCGTTAGCGGCTCGTTCGGCGGGGTGAGGGTGGACAAATGCTCCAAAGCATCAATAATTTCTTCCCAATCATCATATTTTTCCCGGTCAGAGCCATAGACATAATTTCTCCCATATCTACCAACAGGGCAAAGCTCTTTCTGCTTCTCCTCAATAATTTCAATTGCCTTATCTAAATCAATCGCCCTTGCCATCTTTCAGCGCCTCCAATCTCTCCATCACCATTTCTACTGCCTCGTCCGTCATGGGAGCACCGCACCATGCGCAGAAAGGTGTTTCTACATCAGGGGTTCTCCCGCATTTTGTACAGCGGCACTGTATATTTCCAGCTCCCAAAGGCGGCAAATAGTGTTTCCACACACCCCTCCAGACCTTCTCCACCTGCTCCCGGCTGACGGGGCGGAGGGCGGTAAGGGCAGTAACACATGCCTCCACATAATCCTCTGCCCGGATCATACCATCAGGAGAGACATATCCATCCCCATCAACAGCATTCTGGATTGCCTGTTGCACACAATCTTTTTCCCTCTGCAAAATTGTGATCGCTTTCTCCCGCGTCATGGCTGGGCCTCCTCTCAAAAATCAAACCGGCTTCCGGCGTTATACTTTTTCTTCGTGATTTCCTCCAAGTGCCGCCGGATAATTTTCAACTCTTTCAAAATTTCAATCAAAACCTCTTTCATTCCATCCCCTCCAGCATCTCCATCTCCTCCGCGCTCAGAATTGGTGTACGAGTATTCCAGGCGAGGAGGGCTGAATCCTTTGCCCACTTCTTTTTCAACGCCCACCGTCTCAGTTCCATCCAGCAATCCCGGCATTTAATTGATGCCAAATATCCCATATCTCCAGACGGGGCTCCGCGCTTTTCAAAACAAACAATTCCGGCTTTTCCGCCACACATACACGGCAGCAGCACCCCCGCCTCGCTCAGTCTTTTACTTGCCTCGTGGTCGCCCAGGAGGGCGCGCCTTTCGGCTGTCATGTCATCCTCCTGACTGGCTCTGCGTAAATCTCAACAGGCGTTTTCTTTCCGGCGCGGAATCTGGACAGATATTCCCGGACCGTGTGCTCCTGAATTTCCAGGAAATTTGCGCATTCCTTCACGCTGCCTTCAAACAGGTACTTCCCATCCCGGTCATAGAGCGTGTACAGGGTACGGCATGCTTGGCCGCGGGTTTTGTCTATGCCAGCCTTCTTCCTGTAGTAGCTGACTGTCGATGGGGCAGCGCCCACCGCTTTTGCGATTTCTCGATCTGTGCAGCCGTCCCGCGCCATTTCGAGCAGCCGCAGCAGCGTTTTACTTGTCATGATATGCCGTCACCTCCACCTGGATGGCATCCCCGTCCCAAAACTCGTGGGAGACCCGCTTGACCCATTCCCGATTATCGTCCGGGAGAAGATAGCCCTTCATGGCGTCCACAAACGCCTTTCCCAGCGCCGCGTGGTTATCAATGTCCAGGCCGTCGTTCCAGCGGAACGTGATCTCTACCGGACCGCTGACCATCCGCCGCCGGATATGGGCGCATTTCATGGCCCACTGGGCCAGGGTATGTAACTCCTCAGCGTCCCGCCGGCGCTGTGACCAATGCTTTCCGGCGTAGTAGGCATTCAGGCCGTATCGCTTGTTCCACGCCGCCTTTTCCCGCTTTGTGGGCGGGTAGGGGATGGTAAATTTCATTTCACATACCCCCAGGCGCTTTTATTCACGCTCTCCGCTGAGGACTTCTTTTCGGATTCCCGCTTTTTCTCCAGTGCATCCCAATCCGCAAGGCACCGGACGCCGCGCGATTGCTTGTCCTGCAGGATTTTGCGGATATACGGCCATGTGGCCGCTTTGCTGTCCAGAGCGATGTCAAACGCCCTCCGACATACTTCTGCGCCCATGACTTCTGCAAACCCGCGCAGCTCGTCCAGGGAGGACGGAGAGGCGGATGGGTTTACCCGGTTCAGATAGTCAGACACTACCTCCGCTTCCGCTCCTGTTGGCAGTGGGGGGGGAGGGGGGGGACAACCCTGACCTTGTCCTTGACCTTGACCTTGACCTTGTCCTTGACCTTGTCCATGGCTTTTTTCGCTTTCTTCAAAACCCATTGGGTTTTCAGTAAACCAATTCGGTTTTTCTCCCTTAGGTGGTCTTCCGCCTTTTTTACCATTTTCCCGGTTGGTTGTGGCGGTTGCCTCTTGCGCCTGCAAAGATTCGTCGATGTCCCTTTTGATGGCTGGCCAAACGTACCGTTCATTCCCGTTGAATTCTGGCTCCACTCCCGACGCACGATATTTCATCATGGCCAGCACCAGACGCCCCACTTCACCGTCACTGTACGGCTCGAAATAGCTTTCGTAGCTCATCCAAAGCTTGACATATTCCTTTTTTTCCGCCATTGCCTTACTCCTCTTCGGAGCGTCGAACTACAACGTCAAAGTTGTTCTTTCCTGCGGTAAACAACCGGAGCAAAGCGGGAAGTTCGCATTCACGCACCCCTTGAATAGTTACCGTATCGTTGCATCGTCCAGATAACCACCATCAATAACAAACAGTGTATATTTCATTGATAGCCCTCCCATCAAAACGGTAGCTCGCCGTCTTCCTCGCTGATCTCGGCAAAGTCGGAGGCGGAGACGTCTATGCCACGGGATGCGGGCTTTCCATCCGGCTTGGAGTCGCCAAAGTAGACGCTGTCCGCGATCACCTCGGCGCTGCGGCGCTTGCCGCCGTCCTTGTCCGTCCAGTCCCGGATTTGCAGGCGGCCCTCCACCACAGCCATGCGGCCTTTGGAGAAGTACTTGCTGACAAATTCAGCGGTAGAGCGCCAGGCAACAATATCAATAAAGTCCGTCTCCTTCTCTCCGGACTGGGACTTGAAGTCCCGGTCCACGGCCAGGGCGAAGGATGTAACAGCGGTGCCGCTTCCGGTGCGGCGCAGCTCCGGGTCCCGGGTCAGGCGGCCCATGAGTGTAATATGGTTAAGCATCGGCACCCTCCAATTCCTCCAAGATAGTGTCAAAATCCTTTGTCAGAATGTCTTTGGCACTGGAATAACCGTATTTCTTCAGCAGCGCTTTGGCGTCTTGCTTGGTCAGTCCGTGCCGCCCAGCGGCGGCATAGAAGAACTTCACCTGGGCGGGGGAGATGGGAAATTCCGGATTTTTGGCGTTGAAGTAGGCGCTGGCGTCCTCCGTGTCGCTCTCCACGTCCTGGGTGAAGCTGTCGGACATACAGCCAAGAGACAGCGCCGCAGAGACCAGGGCCCGCTTCTGGGCCATCTTTAGGGCGCTGTTTGCGCCATCAAAGGGGGACTGCCGTCCGTTGCGGCCTTCCCGGGTGTTAGCAGAGCCGTAGGAGCTGGTGATGGTATACTCCCGCCCGTCCACGATCTTGACCAGGTCGCAGCGGACGGCGTAGAAAAAGAACCCGCTCTCCGCGTCTTCCAGCTTGCTCTCCATGTGGTATCTCTGGCACAGGCCATAGGCCACGGCTACCTTTTCCGCGCCGGCCTTAAAGAGCGTTGGGTGCTTGGTCTGGGCACTGCCGTCCTTCCGGCGAATCATGCCGAAGTCCACGCCCCGCCGCAAAGTGGCCGGAGCGCCGCCGAAGACAGATATCTCATAATCCCCGGTGTGGGGCTTTTTCTGGACAGCCAGCGGAGATGCGCTGTAACTGTAAAGCATCAATTCCTCACTCATGTGCGTTTCTTCCTTTCGGTGGCGTTGTTCATAAACAAACAGGCATCCAGCAGGGCCCGGTCCGCCGGGACTTCCCGCAGCTGATAGGTGCCGTCTGCGCTGAGTTTTAAGGCGTAGAGGTGTGTACAGTGATATCGTGGCGGAAGGAGCGCTTGATAGGCCGTCAGTTGGGCCCGGAGCGCGGCGCCATAAAGCTGCCCGGTCTTGATATCCAGGATGCAGGTGCGCCCGTCATAGAGGGTTCCATACCGGTCCAGAGTCCCGGCGTAGCCAAGCTCCAGGGTTCCCATAGGGTGCTCAATCAGCTCCCAGTCCGGCCGGTAGTCCTTCAAAAAACGCCGATAGGCTTTGAGATACCCGGCGATCTGCGCGGATTCCTCCGGCTCTTCGCCGTAGTCAATCAGAGCACAGGCCTCGTGGACCGCAGTCCCGCGCTGGGCCGCTGCCTCCGCGAGCCATGGCTTGTCCGATTTGTAGTCATAGGCCAGGAAGCGGCAGATATGGGTGACGCTGGGGAGGTCCACGCCATCCAGCGTGTAGGTGTGGGACGTTTCATGGAATTGAATCATGGGAACACCGTCCTCTCTGTGATGCTGCGGCCGTCCATCCAGGCGTCAAACTGCTGCTCCTCCTCTGGTGTGAGGGTGTCAAAAAACTCTGTCACCCGACGCTTCAAGGACTTGCGGCAGCTCTGGCAGAGCACATGCCCCGCAGGCATGGGCTGGTCGCAGGCGGGACAGAAGGCCGCCTCTTCGATGTGGGGTTCCAGGCAGACCGGGCAGACGACCTCCTGAAATTCCGCTTTGGAGTCCACCGTGGGGTCCTTGTATCTCCGGATGAACGGCTCATCAAAAAAGGTGCCGCAGAGTTCGCAATAGTACATGCCGGCCTCCTCTCATTCCTCACACCACCAAATGTCAGCCGTTTTTACACCCAGGGAGAGAGCATCTTCATGGGTGGTGACAGCAAGATCAATGTGGTTCCCCTTGACGGCGCTGCCGGTATCATCCGCCCGGAGATACACCATTTCGCCGTTGTGCTCGATCATGATGGTGCTGCCCAGCGGAATCACGGCAGGGTCCACAGCGCAGCTCACATACGGAGTCACGCGCCGTCCGCTGTCCGTGATGCCGGAGCCTGTCCCGCAGATGTGGGGCCGTTCCTCGCAGCAGTAGAAGGTAATGGTCACGTCCTCCAGCTTGGTTGACCGGGCCAGAAGTGCGCTTTCTATAAGCTCATTTTCAGCCGCCTCCAGCTCGTCCAATGTGATCTCCGGCATGGTGGCTTTTGTGTGTTCTGGGCGCGTGGGTTCCGCGTCTGCTGTCATGGTCAGATAGCTTAGCATCCAGACGGCCAGCAGGCCGGCGGCGAACAGATATGTAAGCAGTTTTTTCAATCGAAGCCCTCCTTGAAGCACTGGCGAATTTTTGTTCCGTGGAAGTCAAATTCCACGGTGTAATATCGGCCTTTTGGGTGGATGTAGACCACCTCGCAGGGGTACAGGCGGCCATCTGTGGAGCCCCAATAGGTCGTGTCCAGCTCCAACGGGCGGCGGAGCTTGTCCCCAATGTTCATTTACCGGCCCTCCAGTTGATCTACCAGGCGGAATATCCATTCGGTGGCCTTCCAGGCGCCGATGGCTGCGAGCGCAGCGGTTAAAAACCAGTTCATGATCTGGCCCCCTCGCACAGACGGCGGGCCAGGGTTTCCGCGGTGATGGTGCCGTCCTTGTTGAGCGGGTAGCGCTTGCGGACGGTCCGGATGTCTCCAATCCCGGTATAAGTTTTGACATCCTCGAGTCTCAGCAGGTGCCGGCCGCCGGTGAACTCCAGAATTGCGGCCAGATTTTCGCGGTAGTATTTGTTTTCCATAGGGACCTCCTCTATAACAGTATGGGGGCGAGCAGCAGGGCCAGAAACGTTCCGGCGGCGATCAGGGACAGCAGCAGGACAAACTTCTGCTCCCCGGTCATATGTCGGTTCGGACCCTCCTGCCGCTCCAGGCGG